GTTGCGGTATACGAATCGACGGTGAAAACGCCGTTGTAGGCCGCCGAAGCACCTGTACAACCCGAAACCGTAATAACCTGACCAACTGCGGTGATTCCGTTAGCGGTGGCGTTGCCCATCGTACAAACCCGCGGGTCAGCACCAGCGTTGGTCAGCGTAGTCGGTTGGTTAGTAAAATTCGTTGCCAACAACGTCGCCGCAGTGAAGTAGCTTGCACCGCTGAGTGCGTCACCAATAGCGAGCGTCGCCGTGCTCGGACCAGCGTAAGGCACCTCGATCTGAACGTCTCCCCCGATCACCTGTGCACCGAGGGGGAGGGAGATCATCTCGAAGTAACAAGCCGCGGCGTTGGTGTTGGCGACGTAGGTTGACCCAGAGAGCATGCCGACTGGCTGAGACTTAGAGCCAAAGTCGGTAATGGTGGGGCGAGGGTTCGAATCCTGACTGGCGGCGTTGAGCGCCGCCAAGACCGGAAAACCGTCGTTGTAGTTGAAAACAAACTCCGCGACCAGGGGATACTGTGCGGCGCGAGTGCGTTTTGTGATAGCCATAAGATCTCCTTACTGGGCGCAATAGATGGACAAGACGCTGAAGTCTTCGGTCGTACCCCCGCTGTACTGCGAATAGTACGCAGGCTTCTTGAAGCCAAGAATCTTCCCGGTCGAAATACCCTGTTGATTTTCGTAGTCGAAGCCCTTCTCGACCCACTCGGGGTTGCCAATGTCGGCCATGGCCAGCGCCTGCGCGCCACAGAAGAGGATCTGACAACCGTCTACCGTTCCCGACGCGCCGTACTTGCTGCCCGAAGGAGCCAAGCGGGTATTCGGCACATGGCGAAACTCGTGCAAGACGATGCCGTCGATCTTTACAGCAGTGCCAGTAAAGAGGTTGTTTTCGTCGCCTCGAGTGACGGCATAGCGCAGGTTCTGGAGATACGTGTCGTCGAGCTTGAGTTTTGCCATTGCCGTCGGCGACAAGAAGGCGTGAAAAACCTCTTCCCCACCCTTGCTCTTAATGCCGCGCATGTAATTGTCCTTGGCATAAGCCTTGGCCTGCACGAACATCCCCCAGGTCGGCACATCAGCAGCCGTGACGCTAGACGACCCGGTTCCCCAGGACAGCACTTTGTTACTCGCGCCGTCCCATCGCGCGAAGCGCTTAGCTGACGGCGGAGTCACATCCTGAGCGAACTCGAGGTATTGAAGATCAGAGCCGACGCGAATGCCGCCAGCGTTTCTCCGGCTGTAGTCGATTCCCGCCAGGGTGAGGAAGCCCAACTGATCAATGCGGTCGCTGAGCCAATAAGCCAGTTTGTCGCGAGACTCTTCTCGGAAGGCGACAACCGACTTTTGATCAGCCATACGACCTTCATGACGGTTGGCGTGGCGAAGTTGGTCAAGCCGGATGACCTGGTCGAAAGACTTCATTGCCTCTTCGTTGCCTTCCAGCGTGCGGTCCCCCGCAATACCGTCGCCCTCGAGGTCGGTCAGCAGCGTAATGACCGCCCGTGCACCCTTTTCGGACTTCTTCAGCTCGGTGATGTGTTGGATCATCGAATTCGCGTCCTTGCCGAGGAACGAACTGATGAAAGATTGGTTGCGCGCCTGCGTCCAAAGGTCTTTGGACCAGGTCGTCTTCTGCTCGGAGGTCAGCGTTGCAAAGTTTGTGTAGCTCAAAGTGAATGCTCCTGTCGTATTCGCATAAGAGTCTGCAAGACTCGCAGGCACAAGATCGCTGTGCTATGCGCTCGCCTATGTCGCTGACGAAGTTGCGAATACGACGTTTCACGGAGCCGACCCGATCAACAGACTACGATCCGTCTGTCATGGATTTACCACTCTGATCAGAGTCTATCAAATGGCGCGTGAGACTTCAACAGTCATTACGATCTCGTTAACGACATTGCAAATGATCTTCCATTGCTCTGGTGTCGGCACACCTTCAATGGCATCCGACATACCTTTGAACCAGCAGCAAAATTGTTCAGGGGTCATATGTAGTCCCCTCTCATCTGAGCCTTAGTTTTCTCAGGTAGCGCGTTGAACTCCTCGAATGTCATATCGCTGGCAGATGGCAACTTAGCAGTCTGGCCGAACTTGTCGCTGTCCGCACCGACCAGCTTTGTGCTCGCCGGCTGACGACGAGCAGCATCGAGGTTCTTTGCAACCGCAGCCTCCTTGCGACCTTTAACAGGCGCCCCGAGAGCTTTAGCACTCTCATCCACCGGCTCTGCCACGCGGTTGCGCATCACGTACTTCACCGCCTCGGTCAATGCTTTCGATTGGGACAGGCGTTGCCGAGTCATCAGCCCAACTTGCTTGTCATTTACTTCGTCGACAAGATCCTGATCAAAAACATCGCTTTTTTCGTCAAGCTCCGGATACTGCTCGATAATTCGCTCAACAACAAGCTCCATGCGCATCGCTTCGAGCGCAGTTGACTTGTCGGCTGCGGACATGTCATTTGCCTGGGCAATAGCAATCTGGCGATTCAGTCGATCGGCCTGATCAGAGAGCGATGCAGCTCTTTCGTCATCGCCTTGCAACAGCGCCTTGCGCTCCTGCGCCCGCAAGTCCCGAACATCTTGCTCGGCCTTGGAAATGTCCACAGTGCGCTTAATCTGCCCGCGCTCTGCCTCTATTTCTGCCAGCCGGCGCTCAGCAGCTTCCGCTCGAGCGCGTTCTTTAGCAACGGCGCTGTCGAAGCGAGATTTGGGAATCTTCACCTCATCGTCGGACTTTTCCTTCTTGGTGAACTTGCCGTCGGGGGCACGAGGTTTGATAACCTCTTCGACGATTTCTTCAACAACCTCTTCGACGATATTCTCGTCGCTCTCCTCATCCGTCGGCACGAAGTCGTCACCCCTATTCGTGCCTCCACCGCCCCCACTCCCGTCTTCGCCGGCGGGAGCCCTGAGTTGAAGTCCGAACAGCTTCCGATCGAGGGTCATTTACTTGCTCCTTTGGTGGTAGATTGCCCGCGTTGGGCGTTGATTTGATCAGCTTGTGCCGTCAGGGCCTGAGTTTCAGCCTGCTGACTGGCGATTTGCTTAGTGTGCTCGTGCATATCCGCTTTCAAACGCGCGTCCTGCTGGTGCATCTGTTCCTTCATCTGCATCTCACGCTCCTTCAGAGACATCTCGTGCTCGAACTTGCGCTCTTCCAGAGTCATCTTGTGCTCAGCCTTCTCCCCTTCGAGTTCCATCTCCATCTGAGCTTGCTCAGGCGACTCGCCACTATGTGCGTCGATCTGCAAGCGAACGTTTTCCTGCTCGATGCTGGCGAGTTCCGCTTGCGTCTTAGCCATCTTAAGCTGAGCATCGGCTTGCTTCTGCATAGCCTGAGCTTCCTTCTCGGCAACCTCGGCCTGCAGCAAGCGCATATTCAACTCTTGCTGTTGCTTCGCTTCCTGACTGTTCGCCTTGGCTTGCATTTCCTTGACGATATCGCCCTTGCGCATGAGGCGACTATTCTCGATGATGACATCGTCCGGCACACCCACGCCTTCTTTGCGCATTGCCAGAGCTTGTTCAAACTGACTATCTTCGAGGGTATCGCGATACGGCGTCGACGTAACGACGATACTGTATTCGCCGAGTGTTAAATCATTCAAGATTTCCCCGGTCACCTCGTCATAGTGGTTGATCTCGATCTGCTCACTTGTGCGATGAAGATCCTCATGAACAACATTCAAAATCTGGGGTTCAGTCATGTACTCTTGGACCAGATCGAGCCAGTTGCGCGCAATGATGTAGTCCGTACGCTCAAGATTGTCCATGACTTTAGTCATGTTGATACTGCCTCGCTGAGTTTTGGCAGCAATCGCCTTGGCCGCAACGTCCTCACGATCAAAGCCCTGCATAGAGTCACTGACGTTGCTGATCGACTTGATATGCTCCTCTGCCTTGTAACTTATGCGATCAAGACCTTGAGGTGTCGCGTTTGGCTGGATCTTTTCGGCGTTGGCAATATCGTCAAGTTCAATGACCAACCCCGTCATCGCACCTTTCTGCTCAAGCTCCTCAATACTCATGTTGCGCAAGCTGTTCGCTTTTAGCTTCCAACCACTATTCGCCGTGGTGTTCACGACGTGCAGCTCTTGACTAGAAACTTTATTCAAGAGTTCCTGCGGACCAAGCAAGTTTTCAACCAACCCAATGGTAGCGCCGTAACGGAAGTACGGAAAATAAGGGACATGCGTGAAGTGTTTGTACGGCGACCACTCATCGTGGAGAACGACGTTGTCCGCGGTAACAGTCCAACGAATCCGTTTAACCAGCTTTTTGGTGGTAGAAACGCGGCCCTGCGCCTTCTCAATGACATGAGCAATACGGTTGCGGTCCCAAGTACCTGGGATTGGCCGCATGTCGCCCGTAGCAACGTCAACGAAATGAAGCTGCTTGTCCAGTTTGCGGTACTGACGGTCGAGGAGGCGGATATTGCGGCGTAGACCGTGCGGTTCAGTAACTCCATAGTATCCAGCAAGCGGCAGTACGCCGCCGAACCGATCGCGTACCCGCTCTATGCTGTCGTATCCATATGGAAATGCGCTTCCGTCGAGAATTTTCAGGTATTCGGCATCGTCCTCGTTGTAGAGAATAGCCACATCCTGCGGAGTCACCCATTTGGTCGTAAAAACGTCGTTCCAGGAATCCGGGTCGTACTCTTCGGCGTCTGGATCTATCACGACATTCTTGGAATTCAAATTTGTGATCTTGATTTCACCAGTCATTGCGTCCGTGAAATCAAGACGCATGTCGACAAAACCGCGACTGCGGATCACACCATCGGCAAACATCTCGCTACGTACCCAGGGGAGTTGATTATTTTGACTGAACTGCTTCCAGATCTTGCACAGGGTTTCAGCAGTTGTCTCGATCGCCCCTGATGCTGGCCGAAACAGCGTCTCGTTGCGATTGTAAATCTGTTCGCCGAATAGCGTGCCGAGTGTTGAAATGATTTTGTTCAACGTAAGTGCTGGACGACGTTGAAGTTGCAACGCGTCCAAATCAACCTGATTCCACTGCTCGCCTTTGAAAAACTTCTCGCAACGATCCGCCTTATTGATGAAGTCCAGATGCCCTCGATCTCGGCAATTGTGCACTATGAGTAGGCTATCTGCCCACTTGACAGCAAACCTCGAGTTTGGTCCACAGTTCAGTAAGTCGTAAACTTGCTCATTACCAAAAGTGACGTGAGGCAGGTTGCTAGCCTCGACCCATTCGTAGTTAACAAGAACTTTGTGATCCGGAGTCATGCGGACGCCCCCCAGATCAATCGTTGACTTAACCCCTCTGAAAATCAAACCCCCATGCTCGACGAACGAAATACCGTCCCACACCTTATGACTCAGACGTATCTCATCTAGTCGGACAAAACCCGCGTGTGTAAATACTTCTGAGTCTCCAGCTAAACAATACTGAAATCTGGTCCACTGCTCGGAGGCCAATGCGTCATTTATAGGCATATCGATCCCCTAGCTCAAAAATCTCAACTTGTATTTCGTCGAAGCAATCAACTGTCGAATCTCGTCAACAATGTTGTTCAAGTGGGTATCGCCTTCGTCCCACTCATCGGTACACTCATCAACGCACACCCTCAGATCGTCCATTAGTGGTAAGGCAGTGGAGTATTGGACGTACTTCGGCGGATACTCGGAGATCAGTTCGTAATCGCCCTGATAAGCCTCAGCCAGATCGTCGGCAAGTGGAACAATCCCTTCGTAGAACTCTTTAAGCGCCACATGCTCAGCGTAGTTTCTCGATTGCAAGTGCAATATGTGTGCGGCAGTGCGCGCGTGAAAAAGTCTAACGATTAAGTTTCCGATGGTCACTTAAATCGGTGCCCAGATCACTGTTACGGTACCCGCACCTATAGTCGCTGTGTCCTTGGCTGTAATAACGTCCACACTTGCTGCATCAGGAATGATTGCGTGGAGTACACACCTGACAGCGGAAATCATCGTTTCCGAAATGACCCCGGTGAGTCGCGTTGCGTTTGCTGGTGAAGGTAGCGGCATATCGTAGTCCCTCATGAGATGGAGTGCGAGTCTATCAGAGCTAGTGAAAGTGTGGTAATAAATTATGCTGCCATGTGCCCACCCCGATCCCCACCAGTCAAACCGTTCAACTTATCTTTCCAGCTCTTCTCAACTTTGGGTACCCTTTTCTTCGGTGCGACTTTCGTTAGTGTCAGACGTACTGCCCAAGCCGAAGCGTCAACCTGATCATCATACTTACCGCTTGGGAACTTCATCAACTCCTGTCTGAACGACTCCGTCCATTGCTGATTTTGACGCACGAAGAACTTGCCAATCTGCATGCGCCCTTTCAACGGGCCTGCGCGTACTTTCTTGTCCGTCAACGGCTGCAGCAGTTCTGAGTTAGGGTAAACGCCACGTTCGTCACAGCGCTTCTTGAACTGGCTCGCAAGCGACTTCCAAATTTGCCCATCCTCGAAGCCAAGTAGGTCGGGCTTGAACAGCTCAAACTGATCAATGACGTCATCGACAATTGCGTTGCCGTCACCAGACCGAAAACGCAGGATGTGAAGCAAATAGAGATTATCTTGCTCGTCTTGCCCAACCGTTGCGCACACCGTCCAATCGCTGTCCGTTTTCTCAGTGATGGCAAAGTCCCACGCTTGATAAACGAACATTTCTTCGCGACGAGGCGGGTGCGTGTACCAGCGCAACATCTCCTTCGTGAAATACACTCCATCGTCTGGCACTGGATTCTGCTGATACAGTGCGTTCCATACACGCTTCAGACCTGACGAGATCAGATTGTTTTTAATCTTCAACATCATCTCGGTTGTGTAACGGTCTGGATGAATAGCTGTACCTCGTAGACGAGTAAGTCGCGAACCTTCTGGCGGAGGGTCAGACTCGGGGGAGAATTGTTGAATCGTGTCGTCTTGGAGAATATACTCATCACCATCCTCATTAATTGCCGGATACTTGACGACCTCGAATACGTCCCCTTCTCCAGACTTCATAACCTCTTGAATGCGCCCAGCCCAGTCGTCCTCGTGCCACCAGGTCAAAATACCCAACACGCCTCCCCCCGGAGCAAGCCGAGTGTAGGCCGTCGAGATATACCACTCCCAGGTGTTTTCGCGGATAGTTACGGAGTCCGCAGCTTCGGCGTCTTTAACGACGTCGTCGACGACAAGGATGTGGCAGTTGTGTACGAGAAGGTTGGCAACCCCCACAAAGAAGTTATGGCTTTCTGTCTGAATGTCGACTACAAGTTCCCCGTCTTCGTCCTGAACAA